GTTCCTGTAGATGATCTAATAATTACTACTAAGTCGCTGTCCGCAAAAATTTTAAAATTGTAAGCAAAGGTAGTTGTGCTACCATTTCCATTGTGAGAGTTCTTTATAATTGTAGTTGATACTGTCATAACTAAAACAAACCTTTATTACTTGTTGATGGTTTTGTAAATAAATATTCTTGGTTATAATCTTTTTTCATTCTTCTTTCCACCCTTTTTAATACACCCGGATTCATTGTTTCCATAATTTGAAAACCTATCAAATAATCAAATGCTATTTTTATATAGAATAAATTTAAAAAAGGTATATTCTGAATAACAGCTCTATATGCTGCTTTTGCAGATTTTCCACCTTCTCCAGTAAGAGCATATTGAAATGCTAATCCAACATCTGCGATTGTTACTGGAACTGGACCAACTAAACCAGCAATGACAGTACCAGCATCTCTTTGTTCTTTAAATAATACATCTCCATATATACCTAGTCCGCCACCTTGTAAAAAAGCAGCCATTATTGTTTTAAAATTTCTAGGATCTCTTGGCTCTTTTCCTTTTAGTAAATCTTTCATAGTCATTGCCATATAACCCATAAAACCAGAAGTAATTACTAATGCAGCTATTCCTCTAATACCTCTTCCTATTTCTGCTCTTCCAGCTTCTGTGCTTAATCCACCTAACCTTTTACCTTTTCTAATAAAAGCCATTTCTCTTCCTAAAACTTTATTCATAACTGACATTGGAAATGCTTTAAATTGACCTAAAAATCTAATAGCTTCACCTATACCAGTTCCTGCTAAAGTTCCTTGTGTCATTATTCCTTTTATTCTAGCATCCGGTTCAATAACCGCATAAATTGATCTATCTAATAATATTCCAGATACTGAATATTTAAATTTATCTTTTTCTATTTGTAGTTCTGTTTTAGTTAAATTATCTATTCCTGTTATTCTTTTTATATCAGCATCAGATATTTGATCTAAATTTGAAATATTAATAAATTCAGTTCCATCATCTGCTTTTGCCATTCCATTTTTTCTAATGACATCCCATTTAACAGAATCAATATTATATAAAGCAAAAAATTCTTGTAATGGTTTATTTAACTGATCAAAACTTAAATTTTTTTGTTTAGCATAATAGTTAGCCATACCTAACATTGAGTTTTCTTTTAAAGTGTTGGTCCACCAAGAAAGTAAGTTATATTTAAAAAATGTTCTTTGAATTTTAGTCCAACCTTTAGTTAAATTATCACCAACTTGATGCCTACCAGATACATCATAAATTATTCCATCTGCTAAGAAACCCATTCCCTCAACTAAATCTTTTTTATCTTGAGTATTTTTTCTTCTTGCTAAACCTCTAAAACCTTCAAACATTCCACCTAAAAATGATCTACCTTGAAATTTCATCTCTGATCCATAGATACCCAAATCTGCAGCAGCAGATATAACTGCGCCACCTAGTTTAGCTGTGTTAGTTACAGCTCTAGTTATTGCTGACCACTTTGCTACAGCAAAACCATTTGTACCACCTTCAACAGTATGAATAGTTCCATCTACAACTTTCATATATTTATCAAATGGTGCATAAGAAGATATAGATTCTGCAGCTGCTAATCTTTCTTCTGATATTAATCTTTGTTGAACAGCATATCTAATTTTTTCAAAATTTTGTTTTGGTTTGGTACCAAGTGAATCTATCATACCCATGTTTCTTCCGGCTGTCATTAATCCAGAAAAATAAGTTTCTTTTAACGATCCTGTGCCAAATTTTTCATTAACAGCAAACCAATCTTTTGCAGATTTATAATGTAATACCCTTTTATAGTTTGCACCTTTTGCTATATTTTTAGTACCAAAAATATTACCAGCTCCTTCAGCTATTTGTATTTTATTTCCAACAATAGAATTATAAGCATTTAATAAAAAAACATCTATATCATCTGTGTTGGCAAATGTTCTATCACCATCTAAATATTGCATAACAAAATCTTTCCATGCTGTAAAATTTTTTAAATAATTTATATCTTTACCTTTTAAATTTTCTGGTACAGTTATTTCTTCTAACTTTTTATTCAATCTGTTCGCAGCAGCTCTAACATTAAATTGATCATAAGATTGTTTAACAACATAACCCCACATTTTTTCAATATTAGCTCCTCTGGCATTTAATTTTTGTCTAACAAGTTCAGAATAATTTTCCATTATTTCTGCAACTTTTTTTATATCTTGATTTTTTTCTGTTATTGGAGGTTTAGTACCCAAATCTGTTTTTTGTTGAGCAAACTCTTCCATAGCAATAGCAATTCTTTCTTGTGTTGATGTGTCTGCATTTGCAAAAAATTGATCTACTCCAGCATTTTTTAATTCAGCATTAAAACCTGCAATTAATTGACCTTGTGCTGCATTTTGTGCAACACTTACAGATTGTCTAGCACCAGTTGTTAATTCGTTAGTACCAACTAATAATGATATTAAACCATTTTCCGGATCAGCTTTAAAATTTTCTAATTGTTCTTCTACTTTTTTTCTTACTAATATTTCATCATTAACAGCATTTATTTTATCTATTTTTTTTTGTGCTTTTATTTGTTCTGTTACATCTTTAGCAATTTTATCTACATTAACTTCATCCATGCCAGATAATTTTTTTTCTGCTATTGATTGTTTAATTAAGTTTATTATCTCATCTCTTTTAACAGATTTAATTGAAGAACCTTTTAATAAACTTTCTACTCTTGTTAAACAGGTGTTTTTAGCCATTGTTAATTTCCATTACTACAGTTAATATAATCAGCCACAATATCATCTATTTCTTGTGATTTAGAATTTACTTCATCTAATTGTTCTGATGCAGCTTTTAATGTTGTATCTTCTGGACCAAATTTTAAATTTAATCCTTTTTCAGATTGTGCTGTTCTTATTTTTAATAATCTTTCTTCTGATATTTTTAATTGTGTATCTTCTGGTTCTGCTCTTACTGTACTGTCTTTTACAGAGTTTAATTCTAAATCATCTGATATATTTTTACGATTAATTCTAGCTTCATTAACTACAGGTTCGGTTCTAACTTCTTTATTTAATTTTTGTTTTTCTGCAAGTAAATCATTATATTTTTTAACTGCTTTTTGTAAATGTTGTTTATTAACTGTACCACCTTCTTTAACAATTAATGCTGTATCTCTTTTTATTATTTCAATATTTTTTCTTGCTGCATTAATTTGTATATCAAGTTGTTTAGTTGATGTACCATTCATTACAGGATCAGCATTTGCTATATCAGTAACATTTACTGGTTCATCTAATTGTTGATCACCAATAGCTTTTGCTAATAATTTTTTTCTTAACTCCGGATCAGTTTGTTCTAATCTCATCATTAGTTCGCTATCAGCAGGATAATATTCTTTATAAAAATTTACTTCTGGCTCTCCACCTTCAACTGTACTTAAATTTTCTCTGTTTGCTAAAACTCTTGCTTCAAAATCTCTAGCAGTTTTCATGTCTTTTAATTTACCAGCACCTACATGAAGTCCACCACCAATAACAGAACCAAAACCAATATTCATAAAACTATCTACAAGATCATAATCAGCTTGTACTTTTTGAGCCACACCATAAATAAGAGGTTCTACAAGAGTTGCACCAACAGCTCCTTCTACAGCACCTCGTGCTAGTCTAGCAGTTCTAAAACTTGTTGCGGCAGCAACTCTAGCAAAGTTAGCTTGTCCAAAAACAGGTATAAAAGATACACCAATATTTATAGGATCAAGAAAACTAACACCAATACCTGTTGCAAGTTTTGCAGCACCTACATAAAAACCACCATCTAAAGGATTCCAAGAACCTTTTGGTCCTCTTTGAATTATACTTTGTCTTTCTAATTCTTTTTCTTTTTGATCAACCATAATATTAACAACTGATTGATATTCATCTTGTTCAAAATATAATCCTATATCTTTATATCTTTCATTTAAAATATTTCTATCTACAGGTTCTTTACCTTCTAATCTTGAATCTCTTTCTGCTTCTAATGTATCTCCATAAGTCATTAAAGATATGACAGGATTGTAGTTCCAGTTGTCTTTTGCAACAGCTCCTAATGTTTCAAATAAATTAGTTTTATATTGATCATAACCTGTCTCTTGTGCTGTCTTATTTATGTTTAATCCAAAACCAAATTGTGCCATATTATTTTCTATTTACAATTACACCTAAAGCCATTATTGCGGCTAAATTACTATCTCTAAATAATAAACTAGACATTTGTTTTTCATCTCTAGTTGATAAATATTCTAATGCTGACATTCCATTTCTTTTGTATTTAGAAAGTGCTTTTTCAAATTTTTTTCCAAATATTGCAGAAGAATTATTTAATAAATCTAAAGCTGTTTTAGGTTCTACTTGCCAATATGATCTTGCTGGACCACCTCCTATTTGTATTCTTGTTCTATATCCAGATTCTATTTGACCGATAGCATTACCATACTCAATTAATTGTTCTTTAGATAAATTTTTATCTCCTTCAAAAACAGTAGCTGCTATCTCAATAGATTTTTGAGCTGATTTAGGAATTTTGTAATCTTCACTTATTGCTTTTAAAGCTCTATCATTTTTTACAGGATCATTTGTTGTTTGATAAAATTTACCCCAATCACTTACTATTGATTCATTTGTCATTATACTTGTTTTTTTTACAGCAACAGGTTCTAATTCAACTTTAATAGCACCACCCATAGCATAAACATTTTCTACATCTTCATTATATTTTAAATTCATATCAAAGTTTTCTGATGTACCCGGAATAGTATAAGTTGTGTCATTAAATTTAAAAGCAAGTTCTTCTCCTTTTTCATTTATAACAGGTGCGAATGATCCATTTGCTAAAACTATTCCAAAAACTAAACCTTCTCCATCCGGAGTATTTCTCCATTGACCATTAGTTTGCATTTGTGATTTCATTTTTTTAGTTAATAGAGCTTCATCTCTTTCAGTTGCAGATTTAAAAGCAACAGCACCAAACTCCGGTAAGTAATAATCTTTTAATACACTTGCTTTATCAATGATACCATCAACACTAGCAGATATATCTTCTCCATTATAAATTTTAGGAATAAAATAAGTATCTTCTAAATGAAAATTATTTAAAAAAGTATTAGCAGCAGATTCAGCAGCATCTTCTGCGTTCATTCCCTTACCATACATTCTATTAATTGCTGCATAACTTAAAAAGTCTATAAGTTTTTCCATCTCTGGTAATGTAGCACTACTGTCTAATGGAACATTTTTTCTTAATATAGCTTCAAATTCTTTCATCTCTTCACTAATCATAATACTAATATCATCAAATTTTGTTTCATTATCAGTTTCTCTTTTTAAAAAACTTTTTAATTCTTCTTTTTCTTTTTTAGTATCAAGAGATAATGCTTCTATAGCAAGTTCAGAATTTCCTAATGATAAAGCAATTTCAGCTCCTTCTGGTAAACCACTTGTTTTTAATTGTGCTATAACTTTAGATTCAAATACACCATAATCATTCCCTAAACTTAACATTAAATTTTGCATACCTTTTTCATCACTTTGTTCTGCAAGAGCAATATAAGAATTAACAAATCCTGTTGCTTGTTCATTAGTCATAAATCTGTGTTGAGATTCTGGAATACCTAATTTAGTTTGTTCATCAGCTAAAGCACTTGCTAATTCTATATTTTTTTGTGATATAGCTAATGCTTCTGC